GGTCTTACGCGTTGCTCACTTCATCTCTAGTCACAGAAAAAAATGAACGACTTGCTCTTTATGCGGTATACTGTATACCTATGGCGAAGCAGAAAGAGGTAGCGACACACCTAGATATGTCACCACAAAGAGTCCGAGACCTGCTAAAACAGGGCGTTTTGACTCGTGGTCATGGTCAAGATTCTTTAGATTTAGATGAATGTCGCAAAAACTACATCAGATACTTAAGAATGAGATCAAGAGGGTTGCAAAACAACTCTGGCGACCTTAATGAAGAGAAAACTAGGCTAACAAAGCTGCAAGCAGACAAAGCAGAGCTAGAGGTTAGAGAAATGGAACAAAGTTTAGTCTCTGTAGAAAAAATTACAGAAGAATGGGTAGGTTATGCTGCAAATGTAAGAAGCAAACTCTTAGCATTGCCTTCAAAGGTTTCACATAGGGTACAATCTGCTGATACTTATGCAGAAGCAGAAAAAATACTAAAAGAAGCTGTTTATGACGCATTGTATGAATTAAGTAATAATGGATTATAAGAACCAGTTATCTTACATTATAGATAAGGTTAATAATGCCTTCAAGCCACCACCTGATTATTCAATCGATTTATGGGCTGATAACTACCGACAACTATCACCAGAATCATCTGCTGAAGCTGGACAATGGCGGACAGACAGAGTGCCATTCCAGAGAGAGATAATGCGTGTCATTACTGACCCAGATGTAGAAACTGTAGTCTTTATGAAATCAGCACAGGTTGGTGCTACTGAAATGCTATCTAATATTGTTGGTTACTATGTTGATCAAGAGCCATCACCCATATTAATTATGCAACCGACACTTAACATGGCACAAACGTATTCAAAAGATAGGCTTGCACCTATGCTAAGAGATACACCTAAATTAAAAGACAAGGTGAAAGACCCAAGAACTAGAGATGCAGAGAACACCACATTACACAAAAAATTTACTGGTGGTCATATCACAGTGGTTGGTGCTAACAGTGCATCTGGTTTAGCTTCACGACCTATAAGGATATTGTTGTGCGATGAGACAGACCGCTACCCACCTTCTGCTGGTACAGAGGGAGACCCGATTAATCTAGCTAGAAAAAGAACGACAACTTTCTGGAATCGTAAAGTCATACTAGCATCAACACCAACAGTCAAAGACGCATCTCGTATAGAAAACGCTTTTAAATTATCAGATCAAAGACACTACAATGTGCCATGTCCAGAATGTAATCATAAACAAAAGCTACGTTGGAAAAATGTAACATGGCAAGAAGATCAACCAGAGACAGCAACCCTAGCTTGTGAAAGTTGTGGTGCAGTAATACCAGAATCAAAAAAACAATGGATGTTAAAAAATGGCGAATGGTTAGCTGAAAATCCTGATTCCAAAATTGTTGGCTTTCATATTAATGAGCTTTATTCACCTTTTAGAAAATTAGAAGAGATAGTCAAAGATTTCTTAGAAGCTAAAGATCACCCAGAAATGTTGCAAACATTTATTAATACCTCACTTGGCGAGTGCTGGGAAGAAAATAAAAGCATGGTTGATACCTCTAAGCTCTTAGAGAAATGCGAAAACTACAACGATGAAGCTATTCCAGACAATATTTTATTTATAACTGCTGGTGTAGATACGCAAAAAGACAGACTTGAGGTGCAAACGATTGGCTGGGCTGAAAAGTACGAAGCTTGGGTTTTAGAATACAAGATAATTTGGGGAGACCCATCAACTTTAGAGGTTTGGGAAGAATTAGATAAGTTTCTCAAGAAAGCCTACACCACTGAATCTGGTCGCAAACTACCAATTAAAGTGACCTGCATTGACTCAGGCGGACATCACACACAGAATGTTTACGATTTTTGTCGCCCACGCCAAGCACGCATGATCTTTCCAGTCAAAGGTCAATCACAAGCTGGTAAACCGATTGCTGGTCGAGCCACTAGTTCTGCCAAACAGCGTGTTTATTTATACCCTGTCGGTACTGATACCGCGAAAGAGTTTATCTTCTCACGCTTAGACAAAGAAGAATCATTAATTCATTTCCCAAATACAGTTGATGAGGAATATTTCAAGCAGCTTACCAGTGAACGCCAAGTGAAGAAAATAGTTTCTGGACAACCCAAATTAGTTTGGTATCTGCCTAAAGGTCGCAGAAATGAAGCTCTTGATACATTTGTTTATGCTTTAGCTGCTGTGTACATACTTGCACCTAATTTCAAAGCAATCACCACTAAAAAACCAGAAAAACAGATACCAAAAAGAGATTCTTTAGTAAAACAACGCCATAATAGATACCGAAACAAGAATCCACGCAATTTTGTGTATGCTTGGAAAGATTAAAGGTATAATTTAAGGTAAACTATTTAACATGGCTAATTTATTTGATAGGGCTAACTATCCAACGCAAGAACCTGATGTGTTGGTTGTTGGCGATAGATGGGTGTGGCGTAGACCCGATTTAGTTGCTGACTATCCAACAGCAGATTACGCATTAACCTATGAGTTTCATGAGGACTCTGGTGGTGGCGGCAGTCACAAGTTCACTATTACAGCGACAGAAACCACAACTGATTATTTAGTTGAGATAGCTAGTGCTACTACAGCAGCATATACCGCAGGTGAGTATAACTGGTATGCTTTCATTACTAGATCATCAGACAGCCAAAGAATCGCAATAGATGAAGGGCATACTAAGCTAGAGCTGAATTTTGCTAATACAAACGCTGACAATAGAAGCCATGCTAAAAAAGTCCTAGATGCTATACAGGCGACTATTGAAGGGCGTGCATCACAAGATCAAATGAGTTACAGCATAGCTGGGCGTTCATTATCAAGAATGTCTATTGACGATCTGTTAAAATTTAGAGATAGATACAGAGCAGAGTACAATAGAGAGATAAAGAAATTAAGAATAAAAAACAAACAAGACACAGGTAATACAATTAAAGTAAGGTTTTAGACATGGCAATTTGGGACAATCTCTTTAAGCAAAGGAAAAAGCAACGAAAAATCAGGCAATATGCAGCAGCAGCTACTAAAAATATATTTTCTGATTGGACTTCACAATCCATCGCAGCAGATTCAGCTATTAGATTTAATCTAAGAAAAATTAGAGATAGGTGTCGTGAACAAGCTCGAAACAACGATTATGTCAAAAGATATTTACAATTATTAGAAACTAATGTTGTTGGTCAAAATGGTATAAGGATGCAATCCAAAGCCAGAAATGACGATAACAACTTAGACTTTTTAGGCAATGCTCAAATAGAAAGAGCATGGCGTAAGTGGGGGAAAATGGGTAACTGTACAGTCGATGGCAGGATGTCATTCCTTGATGCCCAGAAATTATTTATTAATACTCTTGCTAGAGATGGTGAAGTCTTAGTTAGGCATCACATTAGCAGAAACCCATTAGACCCTTACAAAATAGAGTTTTTAGATGCTGATTACTTAGACGAAGAAGAAAACAAAATAATGAATAATGGTGATGAAGTCATCATGGGTGTTAAAGTTGATAAATACAGAAAACCCAAATCATATTTCCTATTTAAAGAACATCCGCACAACACTTTGCTTGGTAAGTCAGATAGGAGACATCAAGAAATAAAAGCTAGTGAATTAATTCACGCCTATGTATCTGACAGACCACAACAAACTAGAGGTGTGCCATTTTTAACTACAGCTTTAACAAGGCTTAAAATGCTTGATGGGTATGAAGAAGCAGAATTGGTAGCAGCACGAGTAGCAGCTTCTAAGATGGGTTTCTTTACCAGCCCAGCAGGTGATTCTTACACAGGTGAAGATACTGAGGATGACTACACACCAATTATGAACGCTGAAGCTGGCACTTTTGAACAGTTACCAGATGGTATGTCATTTCAAACCTTTGACCCACAACACCCAACATCAGGTTTTGAAACTTTCCATAAGGGTGTGTTAAGAGGTATAGCTTCTGGTTTAGGTGTTTCTTATGTGTCATTAGCAAATAATTTAGAAGGTGTAAATTACTCTTCTATTAGACAAGGCACATTAGAAGAAAGAGACCATTACAGAATGTTGCAGAACTTTATGATTGATCATTTTATAAGACCTGTCTTTGAGAAGTGGTTATTAATGACTATGAGCTATCAAAATAACTTCCCAATACCTGATTCAAGGTTTGATAAATTTGCTGAAAATGCAATCTTTGTGCCTAGATCATGGGGTTGGATTGACCCTGTTAAAGAAGTAAGAGCTAATGTAGAAGGCTTACAAGCAGGCGTTATCACTATGCAAGATATACAGTCAAACTATGGAAGGGATGTTGAAGAACTATTTGAACAACATCAAAGAGAAGATGGTTTAGCAGAAAACTATGGTGTCAAAACTGCTTACCAACCATTCGGTGCTAACAAAGCACCAGTTGAGCCAGACATAACAGATGAGGAGAGCAATGATGTCGAAGGGGAGTAAACAACGACCTAGAGATGTAAAGCAAGAACAGTTTGATAAAAACTGGGATGCAATATTTAAAAACAAAAAGAAGAAAAATGGCAAGTTATAAACCAACAGCAGGCATGATCGCTGAAGCAAAGAAAGGATTAGCATGGCGTAGAGAACATGGTCGTGGCGGTACTTCTGTTGGTATTTCACGAGCAAGAGATATAGTCAATGGTAAAAGTCTTTCTGAATCAACAGTAAAAAGAATGTTTTCATTTTTCTCAAGACACGAAGTAGATAAAAAAGCAGAAGGCTTTAGACCAGCAGAGAAGGGCTATCCTTCAAATGGTCGTATTGCTTGGGCTTTATGGGGTGGTGATGCAGGCTTTAGCTGGTCAAGAAAAATCACCAATCAATTAAAGAACGAAGATGAAAGGGCAAAAGAAACCAGAGACCCTATTTCTGGTGCTATGCGTAAAGCCTTAGAAAACAAAGCCAAAGATCATAATGAAAAACATGGTGGCGATAAACGCAAGAAAACCAATGTTAGAACATTATCAGCAGTGTTTAGGCGTGGCGTTGGTGCATATAAAACCAATCCACAAAGCGTAAGACCCACAGTTAATTCACCTGAACAATGGGCGTTAGCTAGGGTTAATTCATTTTTATATTGTTTAAGAAATCTTAAATTCAGATCAGGTAAGCATGATACCGACTTGTTACCATCAGCACACCCTTTATCTTCTAAGAGAAATGATGGTAGAATAGCAAATATGGACAATGCAGAAAGACATATCAAAGATGTCAGAGAAACAGAAGATTCCTACATAGTTGAATTTGGTAAATCAATGCCAGAAGAAGATGACATGGAAGAAAACTCTTATCAAGATGAAGAAGAAAAAGCTCACTATGATGAAGAGAAAAGAAGTGCTGACATAGACGAAGAAATCTCTGAAGAAGAACCTTCTGAAGAAGATATTGATGAAATAGCTGAAGATGAGTATGTTGCTGAAGAAAGCAATGAGGATGTCTTGAGATTTTACGCAGAAGAAAACCTACAAAGAGCATTTGAGTTCGACAGAACAAAAATTGATGAAGAAAACAGAACAATTATGATTGGTGTATCTTCTGAAGAACCAGTAGAAAGAAGATTTGGTATGGAAGTATTGGGTCATAGTGAAGGTGAGATTGACATGAAGTTCATGGCAAGCGGTAGAAGTCCACTATTATTAGACCATGATGCTACCAAACAAATCGGTGTAGTCGAAGAGTTTGGTCTTGATCACGCCAACAAAAGAACAATCGCTAAAGTAAGATTTAGTAAAAACAAACAAGCCGATGAAGTATTCAGAGATGTTGTAGATGGCATAAGACAAAATATTTCAGTTGGTTACGAAGTCAAGAGTATGCGAAAAGAAGATGACAAAGATGGTGATGTCAGCACTTATCGAGTCGATTCTTGGAGTCCCCTTGAAGTTTCAGCAGTCTCAATACCAGCCGACCAGTCAAGGTTAGTTGGTTTTGCAAGGTCTAAAGAAACAACTTTAATTAATAATCCGAAGGAGGATAAAACTATGTCAGAAAATGTTGACAATAAAGTTGAAGTTTCTTCTGATGCAATGAGAGCAGATATAGCAAAAGAAAATGCAGCTATCATCGATCTTGCTGTTAAACATGGCAAGAGAGACCTAGCAGAAAACGCAATTTCACAAGGTATGTCTCTGCCACAATTCAGAGGACATCTTCTCGATACTATCGCTAATGATAAACCATTGGATTTACCATCCGATGTAGAAATGAATGTAACAGAGCAAAGAGATTACAGCTTACTAAAAGCTATCAGAGAAAGTGCTGAAGGCAAACTAAGTGGTCTTGAAAGAGAGGTTTCAGATGAAATCGCTTCAAGAACTGGTAAGCAAGCTAGAGGTTTCTATATGCCAACTAATATCGCATTTAGAGCAGATCAAGTAGTCGGTACAAATAATGTCGGTGGTTTCTTAAAACCTACAGACCATATGGGTAACGAGTTCATTGAAGCACTAAAAGCAAAATTAGTCGTTTCACAGGCAGGAGCTAGAATAATGACTGGACTGAAAGGTGATGTCGCTATTCCAAAAATGTCTGCTGAGACAAGCAATGTAGCTTTTGTTTCTGAAAACTCTGCACCTTCAGAAGGTAACGCAACTTTCGCACAAGTTACCATGAGTCCAAAGACTTTGGCTGCACAAGTTGATATATCAAGAAAGCTAATGCTGCAATCTGATCCATCAATAGAATCAGTTCTTAGACAGGACATCATCGCAACTTTCGCAAGAAAGATTGACGAAGTAGCTATCGAAGGTGGCGGTTCAAATGAGCCAAGTGGTGTACTAGCTGGTGTTGCTTCTGGTAATGTTATTGCTGCTGCAACAAATGGTGCTGCACCAACATACGAGAATGTTGTAGAAATGATTAGATTAGTAGAAGCGTCAAATGCAATACTAAACGAAGGTTCACTAAAATTCTTAGGTAATCCAAAACTTACTTCAAAGTTAAGAAGAGTGCTTAAGTCAAGTGCTGATACATCATCAAACTTCATTCTTGAAAATGATAATTCAATCTTAGGTTATGATTACCTATCAAGCACATTAGTGCCAAGTGATCTAACAGCAGGTTCAGGAAGTGGTCTTTCAGCAATGATATTTGGTGACTTTTCACAACTTATGCTTGGATTCTATAGCGGAGTTGACGTAATCGTTGATCCGTATACAGGTTCAGCAGCAGGTACAACAAGACTTGCATTTTTCCAAGACTTAGATGTAGCTTTAAGACATGGTGAATCTTTCTCATGTAAGAAAGATTTAATCACAACTTAATAGTTAATTAAGTTTTTTCTAGGGCTACTTCGGTAGCCCTTTTTTTATGTATAATAGAAATATGAAGAAGATAGTTAAATTTGTATACACTGGCACTCACTACCCAATGGGTGTTAGAGTTAATTCTGGCGATGTCGTTGAGATAGAGGAAGAATTAGCGAAAGCATACGAGAAAAATCGTTGGGGAAACATTTATAAACCAAAAGGTAAGAAAAAGGAGAAATAAATGAAAGTAGTAGCAACTAGAAAAGTGTGTTATCAAGGTAAATGGTACAAGGCTGGCGAAGATTTCGATTGTCGTGAAGGCGACTTTAATGGATTGGCAGCAGCAGGTGTCGAAGCTTATAAAGAAAAAAAAGCAGAAAAGAAAGATAGAGCTATTAAAGACTTTAAACAAAGAGGTTAATTATGGCTTTAGAAACTGAAAACGATCAATTAGGTTTCTTAGATACAGAAACACATGGTCTGACAGTATCTTATACCCCTAGTGGTGGTAGTGCATCTAATATTAAAGCTATTGTCAACGATGAATATTTTGGCATAGATGGTGATAGTGTTGATTTGGAAGGTAAGCAAATATTCTTAACTTGTCGCACAGCAGACGCACCAAACGCAGCACACAATGATACTTTTGTGTTTGAATCAACAACATACAAGGCGGTAAATGTCAGACCAGATGGCACTGGTTTCACAGAGATTGTCTTACAAGAACAATGATTTTATATAGTGAAAATCAATTAGATGAAGCATGGCAGTATGATTGCAAGCAGCGTAGTGCTAAAGGTCGCCATTGGATTGCTAGATCAGATTATGAAAATCTTTTTGTTTTGTATTTAGACAATATGGTAAGTGGTGAAAAATTAATTAAACTAGACATCTACATCCCACCAGAAATGCTTGACTCTATAGATCAAGTTATAGATTTAGAAACAGGATATACCGATGATTGAAAAAGTATTAGATTCAGTGTCAGGCGTTATTGGTAAATTAGTACCAGATAAAGATTTAAAAGCAAAATTAGAGCATGAACTTAAAACAGAATTACATAAAGCAAACATGGCACAGCTTGAAGTTAATAAAGCTGAAGCAGCACATAAGTCTTTGTTTGTCGCAGGTTGGAGACCTTTTGTTGGTTGGGTCTGTGCTTTCGCTTTGGCATATCACTTTATTTTTCAACCAATCATGGTATTTGCCATATCTCTTTATGGGCTTTCAGTTACACTACCAGAATTTGACATGGGGAGTCTAATGACTATTCTTATGGGGATGTTAGGTTTAGGAGGTCTTAGAACCTTCGAGAAGGTACAGAAAGTACAAAGAGAGAAGTAATGCCAAAAAAATCTAAACTACAGTTCAGCAAAGGACACGAGCCGACAGCAGGTGCTAATGGTAAAAAAACTTGTCAGGGTCGTAGGAACTTTGGCACATCTACTCTAAATAAACATAAAAGAAGAAGTTACAAAAAATACAGAGGGCAAGGTAAATAAGCTACAATAAATTATGGCACACGCAAGACAAGCAATAAGAGAACAAGTTGGCACTACGCTAACTGGTCTTTCTACTACAGGTAGTAATGTTTTTCAGTCAAGGGTCTATCCACTACAAGATTCAAACTTACCAGCTTTATTAATTTATACAAAAGAGGAAACAAGCGAAGCAATCGTCATGGGTAGTAACAGAGTGATTGAGAGAGAATTGACACTTGCAGTAGAAGCGTATGTTAAGACAAACACAAACTCAGATGACACTATTGATACTATTGCAGAAGAGATAGAGACTGCCATTGGTGCAGATTCAACGTTAAATAATAAAGCAAAAGATGTATTTTTAGTTGCAACTGATATAAACTATGTAGGTGAAGGCGAAAATCCTGTAGCAGTAGCAACACTTAATTTTTTAGTAAGCTATTGCACAGATGAAACAAATCCTTCACAATTAAGATAAAGGTAATATTATGGCAACATTTAAAGGTAAAGATGGCGTAGTAAAAGTTGGGTCTAACGCTATTGGTGAAATAAGAAATTTCTCAGTAGACGAGTCAGCCGATACTATCGAAGATACTTCAATGGGTGATACAGCAAGAACCTATGTAGATAGTTTGACACAGTTCACAGCTTCTATTGATGCTCTATTTGACGATGGAGATACAGCACAGACAGCTTTAACTATTGGTTCAACAGCTACATTTAGTTTTCTACCAGAAGGCGACTCAAGTGGTAAATATTCATTGAGTGGTTCAGGCATCGTCACTGGTATCACAAGAAGCCAATCATTTGACAACATGGTTGAAATTAGTTTTTCACTGCAAGGTAGCGGTGCATTAACAATCGGTACAGTCTAATTTAATTAATGTCGGTATTAGATAAAGCAATTAAACACTATCAATCGCTTGATAGAATCGAATTTCATGTTGAGGAGTGGGACACAACAATCTACTCCTCAAAAATGACTGTTGGCGAAACAGCAGCAATCCAAAAAAGAGCAACAAAAAATGGTGTAACAGATGAAATCTTAATGGTCATCTACGCTATTATTATCAAAGCTGAAGATGCAGCAGGTGAAAAAATCTTTGACATGACACAAGACACCATAGGCAAACTTAAAAATGAAGTTGATCGTGATGTGGTTCTTAAGGTTGCATCAAAACTAATGGAAGCACCTGAGCTTAATTCTCTTAAAAAAAAATAAAAGAAGAACCAGAAATACGCAATAAGTTCACACTCGCTGAACGATTACATAAGACAGTTCAAGAAATAGATGCCATGCCACGTGAAGAGTTTGTGGCGTGGTGTGCATATTTCGATATAATAGAAGAAGAACGAAAAATTCAAGAACAACAAATGAAATATTCAAGAGGTAACATATAATGCGTGGAGCAGCAGGTGGTGGCGTATCGGACATAATGTTCGGTGTCGGCATTGATGACAAAACAAAATCAGCCATATCCAGTATTAGAAAAAATGTTTCTGGTTTTCACAATGAATTAAAATCCACAGCAGGTACACTAGCTGGCTTATTTTCTGTTAATGTCGCTAAAGATATGTCAGATTCTATTACTGACCTAAGAAACAGACTTAATTCATTTAACGAATCGGCAGCACAGACAGAAACAGAGATGGATATGCTTATGCGTGTATCTATGCTGACCAGACAGAGTTTTGATTCTACTGGTGTCGTGTTTACAAGGATGAAACAAGCTACTGCTGGACTTGGTTATGAATCAGAACAGTTAGCTAAAGCTACTGCGACAGTTGCAGCAACATTCAAACTTTCTGGTACATCTGCATACGAAGCTAATAACTCTGCTCGTCAGTTGGCACAAGGTTTATCATCAGGAAGAATATCTGGTGACGAGATGAGATCAGTGCTTGAGAACAATGTGGTCTTGGCACAGTTATTGACCAAAGGTTTTGGACAAGACATGGTTGGTGCTTTGCGTGAGATGGGTGCTGCTGGAAAAGTTACCACCGACAAAGTAATGCCTATTCTTATAGAAGCATTTGAAGAGACCACAACAAAAGTACAAGAGATGCAACCGACTATCGGTCAATCTTTAACTAACTTACAAACTCTCGGTATGGAGCTTATTAGAAGGTTTAATGAAGTGACTGGTGCTGCTGATACTGTAGCAAACTTTATTATGTTTTTATCCCAAAACTTAGGTAAGGTGGCTGCTTTTGCAACTGGTTTCTTGATACCAGCTTTCGTAAAATTCTCATTTGTGCTTAGTGTATTAGCTTTCAATGCAGTAAAAAAACTGAGCATGGCAATGTTACAGATGTTCTTAAAAAATCCTGTTACTGCTGGTTTAATGCTTATTCTTACTGTCATGCAATCATTTTTAATGGGTTCAGAAAAGTTCAGAAAGATTCTTAACAATACTATTATTAGATTTTTCCAAGTTACCTTACCAAATGCTATTGATGTGGCTGCTGGTGCTTTTGTTATATTACAAACAGGACTGATGGCAGTGTTGGCTTTTATAGCCAGCAAGATGAAACCAGTGGTCGAAACCATATTAGCACCTATTAATGCTATTAAAAGATTCTTAGGCGAAGATGAAATAAAAGTTGACTTCATGAAAGTTGATGTTTCGCAGATGAATCAAAAATTAGACAATATAGAAGAAAGAATTAAAGGCAGAACAAAAGCATTTGAACAAAAAGTTAAAAATGGTGATATACCAAATATTATTGATGGGTTATTAGGTTTTGGACAAGATGGTGAGATCACAGATGGTGAAGAAAAAGCAGTCAAGGTTGATAGTTTTGCACAAAAAGTCGGTAAAAAACTTAAAGATTTAATTGCTAAACAAAAAGATTTTGCAGAAGAAGTAGCTGATATCATCAAAGGCACATTTGATAACTTAGCAAAAAACATTACTGATTTTGTAACTGGCGGTAAATTAGCACTGAAAGACTTAATTAATGTTTTAACAAAAGATTTACTAAACGCCATGATAAGAACTGGTATTACTGATCCTATGGGTGAAGCCTTCTCATCCTTCCTTAAGAAACAGGGTGGCGGTCAAGTGCTTGCTGGGACACCATATATCGTTGGTGAAAAAGGTGCAGAGTTGTTTATACCTAACACATCAGGCAGCATTGTGCCTAACCACCAATTATCAGGCGGTGGTGGTATTGTTGTTAATCAGTCTGTAAATTTCGCAACAGGTGTACAAGACACTGTTAAGAATGAAGTCTTGCAATTACTACCAGAAATAGCAGAAACATCAAAAGCAGCAGTTGTAGAAGCTATGAATCGTGGCGGTAACTTTAGAAGAGGGATGCGATGATTATAGATATACCAACCAATCACAACTTTGCGTCAGTGACATTTACACTCAACAGAGGCATATCATCTGCTCGTTCTGCCTTTACTAATAGACAGAGAACACAAGAATACGATGCAGTTTACTGGACTGCCGAAGTTAATTTACCACCTATGAAAAGAAGCGATGCTGTCGAGTGGGTTACATTCTTAACTAGATTACAAGGCGTTAAAAATACTTTTTTGCTTGGCGACCCATCGCACACTAGTAACAGTGGGTCATATTCTGGTAACTTCTTAGCAACAGAAAACAGAGTGTCAGATACTAGTGAAACATTATCATTCACTGCATCTACTAAGACTATCAGTGCTGCAACTTCAGTATTTACCAATACTTTTGTTGGTGACTTTATTGTTGTCTCTGGTGCAACCAATGAAGATAACAATGGCACTTTCAGAATAACCACCAAAACATCAAACACTGCTGTTATTGTTGATCGTGATTTAGTAGACGAAACATCAACAGCAAATTGCAAGGTACAACAGAACATCAAAGGTGCGACTGGTTTAGCATTGACAGCAGTATCATCAGCTACAGGTCTAATCGACAAGGGTGATTATTTGGCTATCCATGACGCAGCTTCAACTACATCTAATCCAGTACAATATGTTATGGCAGTAGAAGATGCTACCAGTAGAGGTTCAGGTTCACCATTAGACTATGGTGTGCGTATAGAACCCAAATTAAGAAAAGACATAACCGCAGGTCATTATGTCAAGTTCGCAAGCCCTAAAGGTCAGTTTAGATTAGCTTCCAATCAAACCTCATGGTCTGTTAATGAAGCATCTGTCTATGGGATTTCATTTACAGCAGTTGAGGTGATCAATGGCTAGTAGAGACCTTAATTCAGACATAGCTAATAGATTGTCTAATGACAATCAAAACATCGCTTATGCGGTAGATTTGGAGTTCGATTCTGGTGAGCTTAATTTGTGGACAGGTATAGGCGACTTTACTAGTGGCAGCAAAACTTACACTGGTGCTGGTGAACTCTTAACTATCTCAAACATAGAAGAAACCAACGAACTAGCATCTACTAATTTAACTATTAGCATATCAGGGCTTAATTCAGATATTGTCTCTTATGCTACTACCGAAGATTACCAAAACCGACCAATAACACTTAAACTGTTTTTCTTTCACGCTGGTACAACAGAAGAAATAGAAAGCATGATCTTGTTTAAAGGTCGTATGGACACTTTGACTGTCAATGATGGTAATGCTTTTAGTGTCGTTATCTCAGCAGAAAACAAACTTATTGATTTAACTAGACCAAAAAATCTTTACTATACGCCTGAGACACAAGAGTTTTTGCACTCAGGAGATAAGGGACTTGAATTTGTCCCTAAGATACAAGAACAACGCCTGAATTGGGGTGGCACTAACTCTGCTGGCAGTGGCGGTGGTGGTTCAGGCACAGGAGATGAGGGTGTTGGTTTTCCACAATACTAGATATGTTAAAAGATATAATTAAAGCAGCCTTGACAGTAGCAGCCATATCGACTGGTATGGGTGCTTTAACTGGTTCAGTTACATCTCAATTTGGTAAATACTTTTTAAAACAGTTTGCTGTATACGCTGGTTTAATTGGTCTCAATGCTATCACTGCCAAAGGTGCAAACAATACTAGCGGTAAGAATTTAGGCATCAAACAGGCTGGTCTCAATTCCATAGCACCTAGAAACATTGTTTATGGTAAAAACAGAGTAGGCGGTACTATTGTCTATCGTTCTGTGTCTGGCAATAGCAACACAAAATTACACAATGTCATAGCTCTAGCTGGACATGAAATCAATGACCTAAAAAAACTATATATTGATGGTGGTAAAGGCTTGGTCGAGTTAGACCTGTCATCAGACTTTACCACTGCAACAGAAAATGGTGAAACAGTTTATCGTGTGACCAACACTGCGTTCACTAATACCGACAATCCAGAAGCGTACACTGGCGGTAGCTTAATTAAACTCACATTCGAAAAAGGCGATCAAACCACATCTAATGGTTATGCTGTTAATCAGATCGGTGCTAATTGGACAACTGATCATAAATTAAAGGGCATAGCTTATGTTTACATAAATTGTATCTACGATGCTGAGAAGTTCGCATCTTATCCTAACTTTAGTTTTGAAGTTGAAGGTAAAAAGGTTTATGACCCAGTAACCACAACTACTGCGTACTCAACAAACCCCGCTTTAATCATTAGAGACTATCTTATGGATTCGACTTATGGCTTTGGAGCTATAAGTGATGAGATTAATGACGCTACCACTGGTGCTGGATTTGTCAAAGCCAGAAGCGATTGTAATGACAGTGTGACTATCACTGGCGGAACAGAAAGTCGCTACACACTTAATGGTCAATTCGATTCTACCGAAGAACCACAGCAGGTCTTACAACATATGTTATCAGCTTGTGCTGGTCAATTATTGTACAACAATGGTAAGTTCTCATTGTTTGTTGGTAAGGAAAGAACTGCGTCTGGCACAATCACCGATGATAAATTATTAGCACCTATCAGCATTACTACTAAAGCGTCAGGTCAAGATTTGGCTAATGGTGTTAAAGCAACCTATGTCAGACCAAGTGATAGATATATTGCTGGTGAAATCACTCCTTATCAAGACAGCACTTATCTCAGCGAAGATACTCCGTCAGGACAACAATCAGCCGACTATGAAAACTATATGGACTTGTCATTCCCATACACACAATCGACCTTTACTGCACAACGCTTGGCACGTATCGCATTAGATTACCAAAGACAAGATCAGACCTTAACTGCTATCGTGCCATTAGAATTTATGACGCACCAAGTCGGTGACATCATTAATTTTACAAACGATAGACTGGGTTATAGCGGTAAAGATTTTGAAATAGTAGCGATGGGCTTTGAGTTTGTCGGTGATAGCTATTTGGCGTTACGCCTTAATTTAAAAGAATACGCTGGTTCTGTTTTCAACAACATTACTTATGTCGCTGACCCAACCTTACCATCTGCTCCGAGTGTAGGTGATAACACTGTTGGCACACCGACTGGTTTGACCTTAACTGAAAGCAGTAAAAGCACTACCGCTAAAGAAATCTATATTAAAGCGTCTTGGACTAACGATGACGATGATAAAATTGTCGCAACCGAAGTAGCATTTAAGAAATCAACTGATTCTGAATTTTCTTCTAACTATACTAGTTACCCACGCACAACATTTACCTTTAGAGCAGAGTCATCAACCACTTATAATTTTAAAGTCAGACATATATCAAATACTGGTGTTGCTGGTGACTATACAAGTGTGGTCAACATCACTACATCAGCCGATGTCGGCACATTTACAAGCGGTACGATTGCTGGCATCACTGTTGCCACAGATAAGTTGTACGAAGGCACAGGCACATTTAACAATAGCAACACTGGTTTCTATTTAGATAACACAGGACAATTCTCACTCAAAGACAAATTATCTTTTGATGGCACAACCCTAAACATCTCAGGTAACTTGACAGTTGAGAACACCATCACAGCAGATAAGATTGTCGTTGATGGCATTAATTTAGACAACTTAATTAGTGCTACTACGCAGTCTGGCTCAATTTACTTGACAGAGTTTACTGGCATCAAGATTGCTACAGCAGGGGCAACCAATGGCTATCCAGCTTTGTTAAGGATGCAAGACGATCAAGGTACTAACTGCTTTACCGACATCACGCAATCACAGACTGGTATCAACATTAGAGCCAGAGCTAACACAGCACAAGGCACAATCAGATTTCAAGGCATAGGGTCAGGCATAACACCTGTTAACTATGGTGGCTTTGATGCGTCAGGCAATTTTGAGATTGGGACAACTGATGTCATACAAGCAGGAACTAGAAACCTAGTTAATGTCGGCACTATCACAAGTGGCTTCATTTCAGCAAGTACAAGTGATGCTTCATCAGTGCCATTATCAATCGGTAGTGGTTCAAGCACAAATTACACCCTACAAAGATGGATAACATCTGCACATTCAGGAACATCTGCATACATGATTGCTTATGGAGCAAGTCATTCTTCACAAGCAAATCATTTTGCTATGAAAAATGTAAAAAGTGGTGGCGAAATATTCTTTGAATTGTTTGGTGTTGAACCTCTGAGATTGACCAGTACGGGTGCAACTTTCGCAGGCACTATCAGTAGTGGAGCTATTACAAGCACAGGTACAAGTAGTTTTGCAGGTGGCTTAGATGTAGGTACTTTTACATCAACAGGCACTACTACTTTAAATTTAAAAGCAGAAGCACAACATGATACTAAATTAGGATTTTTTGAAGATAATGCTAATTATGGTTTTAGTTTTAATTATGATGGTGGTACAAATCAGTTTATATTAAAAAGACATGATAACTCTGCGAGTGGTGCTAGTGTTTTAACTTTTACTAGGACAGATAATAATGCCACCTTTGCAGGTAATGTCGTAGTCTCAGGCGATCTGACAGTCAATGGCACAACCACCACACTGAACACTGCCACCCTAGATGTAGAAGATAAAAACATCACCCTTAATTACTCCACAGGTGACAGCTCAAGTTCGGCTAATGGAGCAGGTATCACCATTCAAGATGCTGTTAATTCAACTACTGATGCGACTATTTTGTGGAACACATCTGATGACAGATTTGATTTTTCAAATCATATTGGCTTGCCTGATGATAAAAGAATAAAACTTGGTGATAGTAACGACTTACAAATATTTCATAATTCCTCAAACAATCATTCCGTTATAGCTGAATCAGGTTCAGGGGATTTAAGACTAAGTGCAGATGATCTTTATATCAAAAATGCGTCTGCTACTGAAAACAAAGCTGTATTTCTATCTGATGGAGCAGTAAAACTCTATTACGATAATGCAGAAAAAATTAAAACGACTGCAACAGGGATAGATGTAACTGGTGTAGCAGTTGTTGATGGCTTAACATCTTCAGCTTTAGCGACAGTAGATGAACTAAGTGTCACTAACGATGCAACCTTCAATGGTAGTATTGATGTTGGTGGTGGCACTATTGATTGTGGCACTATTACCTCTTTAGGAAATATTGATGTCAATTCAGATTCAGGACAGCTTCAGTTTGGTGCAGATAATGATATGCAGATGTTTCATAATGGGGCAAAAGGTGAAATCAATATTGCTACTGGTAACTTTGATATTGATTCAGCAGGTGAAATAACTCTAGATGCAGATACTAGTGGGGTAATAAGGTTAAAAGATGGTGGTACAGAATATGGCAAGATTTCACAAAACTCTAACAACTTAAGAATATTCAGCAGTATTTCTAATGGCGATATACTGCTTCAGGGTAATGATGGTGGCTCAACCATTACAGCACTTACTCTTGATATGTCAGCAGGTGGTAAGGCAACTTTTAATAGTGATCTTGTTGTACCTAATGCCTTTGTACAGAATTTATTTATAACAAGTAGTGGGACATCTACTGTAAACAGGCTAGATAATGATGGTAACACTTTTTATCTCACACATGGTGATGGCTCAAGCAGAGCTTTAGAAATACACAACACAACTGGTAATGTTTCTATATCTAGTGGAAGCACTTTCCAGATAGCAGGTGTAAATGTTATAGATACAAGCAGAAACCTAGTAAATATCGGCACTATCAGTAGTGGGGTTATTACAACAACAAATGTAATGGCATCATCTCCTTACCATCACCATTTTGATGTTTCTGGCACTAATGTAGTAGGTGGGGGTGCTGGTATTGTTCTTCAGACTTCAGCAAGTGCAGGTACAACAGGGTTATATGGAGCAAAAATACAAGCAGTCAGAACTGCAAGTAATGATGGTAGTGCAGATTTAGAGTTTTACACTAGTGATGCAGACACAGCTTCAGGTGCACATCAGTTAGCTCTCACACTTGATGAAAACCAAAATGCCACCTTTGCAGGAAGAGTTAGTCTTGGTGAAGAATTAAGAATGACAGGGAGTGGCACTATAAGATCAAACAATACTTTAGGATTTGTAACAGTGGGTGGTTCTGCACAATTTGGTAAATTTAAAGGTGTAGCTGCACAAACTTCTTATGGAAATGGAGTAAGTACAGGTATGTTTAATGCCTTAAATGGATATGCAGTTGGTACTGGTGTTGGCACAACTGTAATAGACAGCTCAAGAAACCTAACCAATATCGGGACTATCAGTAGTGGTGCGATTACAGGTTCTTCCTCTATTACAGCTCTTGGAACAGGAGATTTAAGCAATTCTTTAGCTTTTCAATCTGGTAGTTCTACAAACATTTGGAAAAACATTTCAATAAGAAGATACTTGCAACAATCTCATGCAGATGCTTTAAGTGATGGCACTCATTTATTTACAGCTAGTCCAAATGGCTCTCCTACAGATGATGCATTTGTTTATGGTGCATTTATTATTCAATGTAGAGATAACTCAAATACTGGATTTGCAGTAAGAATAGGTAGTGGCTCTAATGTCGGAACTGCTTTTAGAATCAATGGTTCAAAAAATGCGTTTTTTACTGGCACTATCAGTAGTGGGGCTATTACTGCAAAAAGTGGTAGCACAACAACACAAAGCACTTTTAGTAATTTCATATCCAATAATACAGTTGTAAAAGCTGTCGTTAATCATGCTAATGAATATGGCTTATATATGGGGTATGTAAATGCTACAACCGATACTAATGCGATACAGTCTGGTAGGGCTAATGGTACAACAGATGAACTAGCATTAAACCCTTATGGTGGCAACGTAGGTATCGGAACTACTTCTCCTAACCAAAAATTAGTTGTTGTTGATACTGGTGGAGAAACAACAGTCGCAATTGATAATGCTACAACTACAACTGGTAATCATTCCAGATTAGATTTTAGACACAACGGCATTACTGGCTCACAAATTAAATCAGAAAATATTGAGGATTTTACATCCTCTGCTAATAGAACATCAGACTTACAATTCTATACTAGAAACAATGGCACAATAGCTGAGAGACTTAGGATCAAAGAAGATGGCAAGGTCGGTATAGGAACTACTTCGCCCTCTGAAAAGCTTCATGTAAAAACTACAAGCAATACAGTTGCAAAATTTGAAACTTCATTAACATCTGATTTAGCAATAGAACTAGCTAACTCAGAAGGTAGTATGTTTTTTGGTTTAGGTGGTGGTGAAGAATTTGCAGTAGGTACAGATTCAAATTTAAACGGAAGCAATAGTCTATTTGTAATAAAACAAGATGGTAGGGTAGGTATCAATACAATCGCACCATCAGAAACCCTAGATGTTGTTGGTACTGCTGAATTTATTTTAAATAATCAATCTAATGGTGTCAGAATCCGACAGACTGATAGTACACCAGGGCAAAACATGAACTCTCTGTATATAGATCACGACTGTTCTGGTTCTGATACTTTCTCTGGTGATTTTGTCCACAGAGGCATATATGTAGATATGGATTCATCGGCAACAGGGGGTGACACTTCTGAAGAACACAGGGTGTATGCAGGTGAGTTTGATGCTAGAGCAACAGGTGACAGTGATTTAGTCAAAGGTATTAGGGCTTATGCTGAATCCCAACACTCATCAGGCACTATTTCAGGCTTGTATGGTGTTGAGGGTATTGCAATAGCTGATGAAACAGGTTCAGCAAGAACAACGACAGCTTATGGTGTCTCTGGCTTGGTTCAGTATCAAGGGACTGGTACAGGTGGCACAACGCAAGCCTATGGGGTCTATGGTAAGGTCTTACATTCAACAGCCAGTGATAAGAGTAATGTTGGACAATCATCAGGGGTTTATGCAGAAATTGAAATTGACGACCCCGGTCAAAGTCAAACCTTAACTAACACACAAAGAGTTATTTATTCTATCTTTGACAATGATAGTGGTGGTAATGTAGATATAAGTGGCAGAGTGTCTTTGGTAGAGGGGACATGGCAAGGTACTTTACCAACCAATGCCTATAATCTGTACTTTGGAATAGATGTGCCATCATATATAGAAGGTTCTCTTGGGATTGGCACTGCATCTGCAGATAGTTTTTGGTCACAAGCAAACTCAATAGTTTTAGATGATGGGGGCAATACTGGTCTAACCATCAGGTCTACTTCAACAGGTAATGGTAGAGTTGTCTTTACCGATACTGCCAGTACGACAGCAGGTCTTAATGATGGTGGACAAATTCATTATGGTCATTCTGCTGACGATATGCGATTCAGAACTGCTGGTGCTGATAGGGTAACTATTAATGCAACTGGTGTTGGTATCGGAACTACTTCGCCAAGCTACAAACTCTCAGTAGTCAACTCAGGCAACGTAGCATCATTTGGTGATGGTACTAGAGCATTTAGAGTATTTACAGATTCAGATGAAGTAAGTTTACTTGCAGATGGTTCTGTAGATATGAAGTTCTATACTTCTGGTGCAGAGAAAATGAGGATTGATACCTCTGGTCGTGTCGGTATAGGAACTACTTCGCCAAGTGATAAATTAACTGTTAATGGTAACTTAAGTATATTTGGCAACAAGATATATAA